CGTACTGAGGAACTCGGAATCATCGTTGGCGTCAGCGAGAAACTGCCCGAGTCCGAACTCCCGAGAGATGGAATTCTTCTGAAATATCTGACCTCTGACGGCGTCCATTGGGATGTCAGAGTCGACGTCCAGAGAGTAGGCGAGATCAGACTGCTATCCGAAAACGACTCGGATGCCTGAATAGACAAGAAACTCTATGAACCCGAAGCACCAAAGCATAAAACAACATTGAAGGAAGGGTGCGCTGCATGACACGAGGGCTGAAGGCCTTCGGCACTTGGATCTTGAGAAGGCTAGTCTGCATTCGAGTATGCGATGGTCGAGATGGGTGCCCCGCATATGATGAGGCAGGCAATCTCCTCTTGACCATTCATGCAGACGCACGTCTAGCACTCGTTCTTCTTAGGGCCATGACGGAAGCCCTCAAAGTTGTAAATAATGCAAAGAGGAGGAGCTGGATCCCTAGCCCCTCCGAGAGGGGTACTTCTTGACCCGTGGTGCGCCGCAGAAACGATTCGCGAAGAAGAAACGAGCAAAGGGTGGGCAGCCGGGGAATAAGAATGCGAAGCGCCCGAAACTTTCTTGGCCCAAGAAGTACACGTTAGAGACGCGGGAGAATCTGGCCTCATTCCTTAGATATCTAGCTCGCATCGTACTCGAGGATAAACTCGGCGAACGATCTGCCGGATCAATCAATAACACTATGCGCTTATTGGGGGATGTGATGGGTTGGATTACGAAGGCTCCATTGCAGATCATACAGGCACAAATAGCACCTGGTCCTGGTATGATTTCAGAGAAGGAAGTCCGGGAGTTACTCGAGGCCCTTCCGCTTGAGCAGCAACTCGAAGTTTGGAAGAAATTCAAGGAACGAAGAGGACTCAGCCCTAATATGGCGAGCGGCAGCACAGGCTAACCTCATCGCGTTTACAGAATCTCTCGGCTACACAAACGCGCCCTACCACGAAGAAATCTACAAGATCCTTCAGCATCCCGACGTCAAGCGCGGAATCATAATCCTCCCTCCCGGCCACGGGAAATCCACTTCAAGCACAATCAACTACCCGCTCTGGAAGCTCGGCAGAAATCAGGATCTTAGATTCATCATCGCAAGTCACACTCGAGACTTCGTCGCCTCCTTCATCCGCGAAATCACAGGCTGGATGGCGTATCCCCGATACAGACAGGTCTTCGGAGACCTCAAGCCGACCTTTCCGAACAAATGGTCACAGCATGAAATCATCGTATCCCGAGCTCCCGAAGCAACACCTCAGAAGGATCCCTCCATAACCGCAGTCGGCGTCGAACAAGCCATAATCGGACGCCGAGCTAACGAGATTATCTGCGATGACATCATCGATGAAGACTGGGCCAGCAGCGAAACGCTTCGAAGAAGAGTCCTGACATGGTTCAAGAAAGAGCTCCTGGAACGATTGGAGCCAAACGGTCGCCTCTTCGTCGTTGGAACCAGATGGGACTACCTCGATATCTACGGACTGCTGCTCGAGGAATGGCCATCAGTATGGCCGCGGATTTCTCCAGATGGTTGCACCCAACTTATCTTGCCAGCAATAGATGAGGCCAATAATCCATTATGGGACGCAAGATGGTCGCTCCCGTCCCTCCTGGAAAAAAAGAAAGAAGTCGGCCCGATCATGTGGAGCTGCCAATATCTTCATAATCCAAGCCCTATAGAAGGCACCGACTTGAAGAAGGAATGGCTTCACTACTGGGATCCCCTCATCGATGAACCCGCCAAGAAAATTTACCGTCTCCCCAATCGCGATGAAATGCTTACCTTCCAAGGATGGGATCTCGGCATCAGCGAATCCGAAACCGCACATCCCACCGTCGGCCTCACACTCGGAATCACCAAGGAAGGCCGCGCCTTCGTCCTAGACTACGAAAGCAAGACGCTGGATTTCCCAGCCCAAGTCGCCGCCGTCGAAAGCCTCGCCCTCGCCTGGAAGCCTGAGAAGATAGGCATCGAAGCCGTCGCATATCAACGAGCTCTACCCCAATGGGTTAAGCGCGGCCTCTTCCCCGTCATCGCGGTGGAGCAGACGAGGAATAAGATGCTTCGCATCCTCAGCCTCGCCCCATACTTCCAAAACGGAACCCTCTGCATCGCTCGCACCGGCCAAGACGAACTGCAAATGGAATACCTACATTTCCCGAAGGGCCGAAACGACATTCTCGACGCGCTCGAAATCGCCTTTCGAATTACGCGAACCCATCTGCGACCCGGCGCCACCATCTTCGAACCTCCATCGACTTACCGGGACTATTACAGAGAAACGGATAGAGACAGATTCATGCGAGGAAGACCATCATGATCTGCGTGTATTGCCCATTCGGTTTCTACTGCCGCAATCGCGGTCCATGTTCATTATGGCATTGGATGCTCAAATGGAAATGATGATTCGCCAGACAGGAAAGAATAAGTGGATACAACCATGAGCCCGTACATAAGATACGGGATCCGACTTGAGTCTCTCCGATAGACTCAGAAAAGCTCTAGCGCAACGGCTAGTTACACCCCAACTCCTCACAGAATTAGAGGGTGAATTCCAGAAGACTCGAGGAGCCATCAGCCGCTACCTACTGATGCCCGGGCCTGTACTCCGCGAACCAGAATGGAACTTTGAACTCCTCAAAGATCTCTGCGATCGGAGCTTCGTCATGGAGATGATCACGCGAACCCTCACACAGGAAGTCGCTCGTCCCGGACTCACAATTAAAGCGCAATTCGCCGTCAAATGCAAACAATGCCAAAACGAATATGCCACGAAGGTCGCGGAATGCCCGCAATGCAAGGGCACAGAATTCCGAGAGCCCTCGCCTGAAGAACGCAAGACCCTCGAAGCAATCTTGGATAATCCAAATCATGAATATGATTGGAATCAAATCCTGCGCGCGATCGTGGAGCATGATATCAAACTCGGCAATTGGTGGCTCAGCCTCACATACGAGACGATCATCGACCCCGCAACTAAGGAACCAAAACGCAAACTCACCGAACTCTACGTTGAAGATCCTCGCTACATGCGAATTCTGGCAGATGCGAAAGGCCGCATCACATCCGACGAATATTTCTGTCCAACCTGCTACGTGAAGGATGCGCATCAGAAGCTACAGCGCGAACAGATTGAAAGCGGAGAGGTCCCTCTTTGCGAAATATGCCACAGACCACTCGTGATGACGGGATATGTACAGCATGTTTCAGGTGAAGCGACCGCTCGCTGGGGAATTGAAGAAATCGTACATGGCTCCTCTACACGGAACCTGCCCGAGCTCTACGGACGCCCGAGACCGCTGAGTGTCTGGAAATGGTTGATGGTCCTAAACGCGATGCTAGACTACAACACAGAAATCTACAGCACCGGCTACGTCGGCGGCTTCCTCGTCTTCCAGGGCATGGAACAAGACCAGGTTAACTCGATCAAGGCCCAGCTAGAGAAGGAGATCGAAACCAAACAAGTCATCGACGCCGTAACAGGACGCGCCGCGCCATCGCTCAGGATCCGTCAAGCATGGGTTGGCACAGGAGCAGTAGGCGAAAAGCCCATTGAAGCCGACTTCATCGAGTCCATGCCCAACCCCGCTAAGATGCAATCGCTCGAATGGTTCAGAATCGGCATCGAGAAAATTACCAGCATCTTCGGCGTCACACCCGTATTCGTCTCCATCATCGAATCAGGCAAAGCCGGAAACAATCCGCGCATGCAAATAGATGTCCAGAATCGAACCATCCAAGAGTTTCAGCAAAGCATCATTTCAACGTTGAATCATCGACTCCTGCCTCGTTTGGAAATTACTGATTGGGAACTCGCATTCGAGATGATCGAACTACGCGATGAACTCAGAGAAGCGCAAATATCGGAAGCTCGAGGGCGCTCAGCAGAGAGATGGCTGAACGCTGGATTCGACGTCAAGATAGATCCGAATACTCAAGATCTTATCGTGAGCGGTCAAGGCCGAAAACCCATCGAGGCGCCTCGAGAAGGACCCGTGCCTCAGATCTCTGAGGCTTCAGGAGCAATTCTTGAGAGGGATAAGAAGCCCGAAGATCTTTCACAGTCAGCCGCTACGGAATCTCACCCAGTCAACATCGCCCTCTACCTGGTTCATCCGCATGGCAAACTCATCTGGCAAGGCGAGAAAACCCTCATAGTCAAGACCGTCAAATTCCAAGAGAACATCAATGTCCCGGTGCTCCTAGTCAGCCCTGACGACGGAGGATCCGCGAAGATCTGGGCAATCATCAAACTAGAGACGCCGCAACCAATCTCATGGAAAGAATTCGAGGCCCTCCGCGAGCGACACCGCATCAGCGACGAAGAAGTCCATGATTGGAATTGGGAAGGCAAAGACTTCTACGCCTACGACTTCATAGTCCTCCACCGCTTAGACCGACCCATCGACATCGAGGTCCCGCGAGGCGTACAGACATGGTTCAGACTCGAGAAGGCCCAATCGATTCTACCAGGGGCACCCGAGCATACGCATGGAGAGCAGCCTCGCGGTCCCGTCAAAGAGGAGCGAGGGCTCGCCCGGAGACTACACAGTATCGCTCTTCAATATCATAGAGGAGCGATTACGAAAGGTAATGCATTGAAGGCGGGACATAGTGCCATCAAAGCTCATAGAAAACGGATCGAAGCCATCGCTCGCCGCCAACTCAGCCGCATGACAAACCGAGACGTCCGCGAACTCTCACCCGAAGCCTCAAAGAGAATTGAGAAGATTACTGCAGAGACGCTGAAAGACTTCAAATCCATACTTGAGGACTTCAAGGGTTGACTATCGAGGAATTCTGGCGAAGCCTAGAAGGAGTGATCGCTCGACTCGCCGACCTAGCCCATCATTTCACATGGTCAACAGTCAACACCGCAATCAGAGAAACCATAGTCGTAATCGAAGAGGAGAAGCCTATTGAAGAG